GAGGCCCAGCAATACATGTCGCTGACCTGGAACTATGCAGGCGAGATTCCAGTCAACACGATAATAGCCATAGAGTTTCAACTCACCGTGTTCTCCAACATTACGGGCGTCACAAACTTCAGCTTCGACACCATCATAACCGCGGAAGGATAAAGATGAGTGTAGGAATTTCAGTTGACCTCAGCGGTTTTCTGAGATGGGCAGAACAAGAGCCGGATAGAGCAGCAGAAATGAGGCGGCTCTTTCAATATCGCGGCGGCCAAATAACTCTGCAAGAGATGAGGCTGCAAGCTCCTAAAAAAAGCGGTTTTCTGATAACAACGATTGGTGCCGACTTTACGCCGGAAGGATTCACAGTTTATCCAGGAGCCTCTTATGCACCAATTGTAGAAAAGGGCTCGAGGCCACATGAAATTTTACCTCGCTTTGCTAGGGCTTTAGCTTTCCCGTGGAAAGGATCAATGCGATTTTTCAGAAGGGTCCAGCATCCTGGTTTTCCCGGTAGAGGGTTTGTTGAGAGGACCCGTAAAGCCGTGCAGCCTAAACTTTTCGACTTGATGAGTCGGATATGGCGAGAGCTTCACGAGAGGTGACTGCGACGTACAAAGAGATCACTCAGAAAATTTTAGACTTACTTGAGGCTAATGTGGACTTTAAGGCTGACGTCAAAGAGTATTATTTTGGTCAACGAGCCATCGATGACCCTCGGGTGAAATATCCTCACGCTTTCGCCGACATGGACCGAGACGACGTTAAACCCTTCGTGGGCAAGGAAAAACATGAGATGCTCTATTTTGTAGGCGTAACTCAAAAACACGCGGACAAGGATGTGGCTCTAAAGTTTGTTCAGGATAAGGCCGAAAAGATTCAGAACATTTTGAATGCAAATCCGACACTTGGCGATTTGGTTGAAGAGTCCTACTTTGTTCCTTCTGTGATTATTGACTGGGTGCCCACCCGAGGTTACACTGTTGTGGGTGCCCGCCTCACCTTGTACGCTCGGAAGGTTGTGAGGCTGTAAATCATAGGTATGAAATCACTAAACAGAATGGAGGAATTGAAATGGCGAGATATTTCGGGATAGCACAAGAATATACCTTCAAGACAGAGAAAGCTGCAAGCGTATATACGAACATTTCAAGAGAGAGCATCGTACCCGATCAAGGCTGGATCATTCCAGAAACCGTTGCACGCAGAGCCTTCGACAAAAAAGTTTTAGGAGCTTTTAGAGCAAGAGGTAACATCGAATTCCCAGTTGAACCGGAGAACGGTATCGGATGGTATCTCAAGTGGGCTCTCGGTAGCGTTTCTTCAGCGCAGCAGGGAGGAACACCAGCCCACAAGCACACCTTCAAAAGTGCGGACGCGATCAAGAGCTTCACCGGACGCGTCGGTGCAGACATTTCGGAACGAGTTTTGGGCGGATGCCTACTAAACTCCTTAGCTTTACGCTTTGCTCACGGGGAAGAAATTAGGGGAGTTGCTGAAATCTTTGCATCTGAAGAAGCAAAGGCAAGTATCGGATCACCAACGTTCTCAGCCTTAGATCCCTTTGTTTTCAGTCAAGCAACCGTTGAGTTCGCGGATACGGCGAAGGCTATTGTGGCTGAAGGAGAAGTGAGAATCAACAATCGAATACCCTTTGATCGCGGCGTGCTTGGGAGCAGATATTTCCCAAAGATCATGGTGGGCAAGCGGCTTGTTGACGGACGCCTAAGCCTGTTCTTCGATGACTCAACGGAATACGACCGATTCTTGGCTGGAACCGAGTTTAAGCTGGAACTGCTGACACAAGGTCCACAGATCGGAGCAACAGGCTACTATTATTCACTAAACGTTATCATGACGAAATGTATCTACCTACGAGACGTATCACCACATGTTGATCGACGAGAACTTATCCTCTTAGATGCTCCTTTTCAAGCATTCTACGATAGCTCTCCTGCAACAGAGATCACGGTGGAACTGATAAACGAAGATACTAGCTATCCAGATCCGGGCTCATGAGAAGGTATAACAATGAAGACAGTGACTATTGATGGCAAAGAATACAAAATTAGAACACTGCCTTTAGAGCACGCTCCAGAGGTTTTTGAAGTTATCCGAAAAATGTTCACCGTTGCGGATCAAGTCGTGAAGGAAAGCTCAGAGATTGTGCCCAAGGATAGGGATGAAACGCTCAAAGTTTTCATGGCGATAGTGGAACATACACAGGAAAAACTTAGAGATGCAGAATTTTTTCGTGAACATACGGAACCCCTGGATATATCAAGCGGCGGAACTAGCGTTCGTTCTCCACGAAAGACCCTCACGCCTTCTGAAGTTGAAGAAAAGTGATATTGAATTATTGAATATTGACTACGAGATCATGAGTCAATATTTATCGTTTATGCAAGAGGAAAAATCACCTGAGGAAAAGAAGGCTCTTATCCAAAAAATGAAGGAGGAAATAAAGTTTGGCAGTTCCGCCAGTCGCGATTGAGTTCACGGTTGAGGGTTTAGAAGGCGTTAAGACAGCTTTCAAAGAGGTCTCTAATGTTTCGAGTGAGACAAAGCAGTCCGTTGAAAGCGACTCAAAAGTTATGGCCGCCGGACTACGAGTTCTCGGAAGAGAAATCTTTATCGTTGCACAAACCGGTCGCCTCGTAACCGAGTTTGCTGAACAGTTCGGATTTTTAGATAAAAAAATGGCCGACGCATTAGGACGTGGATTTAATTTAATTTCTATGATGGGTGGCCTCGCCTCTTCCTTAGGAGCTCTCGCTAGAATTACCCAAACAGCGGCAGCAGCAGAATGGATGCATGTTATAGCTTTGAAAGCAAAAGCGGTCGCGGCAGCAATCGCACATGGAATCGCTAGCTTAGGTGTGGCTCTCCCGATCATCGCGGCTGCGGCAGTTGCGGCAACCGCCATCGCCCTAGCAGCAACGGCTCAAGTTCCTTCAGAACGTGGCACTCCAACAATGCTTAGAGCCGGAGCCTACGAGCACGTTCCTTATCGACAACAATTAACGTTAGTATTTGATATCCACGATAATCGCTTTGCTTCTGATTATGATGCAGATCGTGTCGGAGACAGGGTTGTTGATCGATTAAGGAGGGCTGGAGTGATTTGAGCGTTGCTATTCCTCAAGTGAGGATGGAGATTTTGCGTGGACCACCCCGCTTTTTTGATGATAACTTTGTGAAGGAGTGGTTTCCTGCTGCGGGAAGCCTCTTTTCCACGGATGGTGATGTTGCTGAATTAAAAATTGATACAGGATATACGATATCTCAAGCTTATAGAGATATTTCGTTTAATACGTTAACTCACAAGTACGCGATAGTCAAATGTGATGCTCTGACTGGCGCAGAATGGCGAATTCAAGGTAAGCTCGGAGGCGATCTAAAGTTTGAAAAGACTTACACTGATATAGGCATCAAAGAACTGGACATAACGACGCTCTATTCAGGTGATATAGATCGATTGTTATTATATGTCGCTGGTTCTGCAGGACAATATGCGAAGTTTGATTACATAGCAATTTGTAAAACCACTATGCTCATTCCAGTTGATGAAACCAAAAGTGACATAATTGAAAATCTCACCATTACTCTTCCGCTTCTAAATCGCGGAGTCGGAGGGTTCAGCTGTAAAGTACCAAATATGAATGGAGAGTACACTGGACAGATCTCAGATTTTGACCATATTCTCATCTACCTTTGGAGAAAAGGAGCCGACATGAAGAAAGTTTTTGGAGGTAAGATTCTTCTTCCGGGTACTGAAGGCTTCGGTTCCTCGCAAGAGTATTATCTTCTACTTAATGGGATGGATATTGGACAAGAGTTACTGGTTCCTCCAAACCTTATGAAAAAGGTCTATGAGGCTGTTAATGGAAAAACCATTATTGAAGAGGAAATCGATCTCTGCAACGAAGCCACAAAGAAATTCGTGGACGCAGACAATGAGATCGCATCCACCCACGACTTTGAATTTCAAGAAGTGACACCAGATTCAGTTATCAAAGATGTCTGCGAAAACGCGAAAACTTCAGGAGGAGCCGTAGGGTTTGACGGTTACGTTGACCCAGCTGGCAACATGCACGTTTTCAAGCGAGGAAAATACACGAGCAGCGTCTCCCTAACCGAAAAGATCGAGCACTACAAAAAAGAGGATGACGTGCATAGGGTCCGAAACAAGATTAAGGTGTATGGTGCAGCTGAGAGGGCGTATCCCCTGGATAAAGACGCCTGGACCGAAAGCTTAACGCCCGCAGATGGCTCGTGGGCAAGCGGAACAGGAACGGGCTCAGCCTCTTTTGGCACGACTGAAAAGATCGTAGGAACCGGAAGCATAAAACTCAATGTCACAGGCTCAGACTATTACGGCAGGCTCATCTTCACCTTAAACGCTGGGAAAGAAGCTAACTGTTATGATGTGCCAGACGGCTATGCAGATATTACATTTCAAATTAAGCTCCAGGAAGCCTTTAGTGGCGATATAACGCTTCAGCTGGAAGATGACGCGGGAATGGTGTGCCGCAAGGAGCTCAACGCCAAAAAGGCTGAGTGGGTGCTCATTAACCTGGCTTGTGGGCGAGTAGCAAAGGATCAGTGGACGTACAGCCCCTTTAACTCTCAAGAGTTTGATTGGAAAATGGTCAAAAAAGTTGATATCACGTGTCACTTTCCCGCTACGGGAACCGGAGCCTTTTGGGTTGATAACTTGTTCTTTAATAAACGTAGGTTTGAGGGTTTTGCTGAGGACGCAACAAGCCAAGGAAAATATGGCGTTCGATGGAAAGAACCCATAGTTGATGACAGCCTTAAATCAGACGCGGAATGCCTCAAAAAAGCAGAGAGTTACAGAGACTTCTTAAAGGAAAAAGTAATCACGTTAACGGATTTTGAAGTGGAAGGCGACAACGGGTTCAATCCTGGCGATAAACAACTCGTAGCAATATCAAACGACAACATCAATGAGTATTTCAGGATCTTAGAAATCCGTCACGTGATTCGAGGCGTCAACTGGTCCACTTTTCTCACCCTCACCAACGAACCACAATTCATTGATTACGTCTTCATGAGCATCGACGAACGATTAAAACGCTTAGAGAGAAGAGCAGGAATCTCCGTAGGGGCTGGCGGTGGGGGAGGCGGAGGAGCAGGCCCATTATTCATAGAAGAAAAGTCTCTTGCACACAATAGGAAAACGGGAGTTCCGCCGGGAACAGAAACAACAATCATATCTTATAATGTGGGAAACGGACAAACGGTTACCCTTAAAGGATTCATAGGATGGGGAACCTGCCCAGCGATTTACACGCTTTATTCAGACGCTACGAAGAAGACGAGTTTTATGACCAGCGAGGTCGTCCGAACCGCGAAAGTTGATAAAATGGAGGAAAAAATCACGGGACCCAAAACTATCACCTTAAAAGTTCTCCACTATGTTCCTGCAGCGGGAGTAGATGACTATCACGACTTCGAAGGAACCTTGTTAGGAGGCTAAAATATGCCGGAGGGTACACCGAGAAGGCCAACTTTAGCGTTTGCGGAAAAACCGCTTGTGCAAGAACCAGGAGCCATATATTTAGCGAGACAAACTTCAGAGAAATCCGCGGTCGCCGCTATTTCAGATGAGTATCTAAAGCGGCAAATTATCGCGACAAACCACATCGTTGCTTCTCCTGGAGGAATGATTGTTCCTTATGAGAGCGGATATGGGCTGCTCGCCTTGATGGAAAAGGATTGGGCGGGAAATCAGTCATTGGTTAGTTTGGTTCTCGATGCAATGGCTGCCCTACAAAACACGTCAGGAGAAGTTGGTTCATGGGATCAGCAGTATTACCCGTACAAGAATCAACCTCCATATTACGATACGGCGGGACATAGACGTCAAGTAGACAGTGGCGCGGCTTTGATGGCCTTCGCGATGGCTGATTACGACGCCCGCAACGCCTCAATAACCTACAAAACGTATTGGCGAAAGGCTTTCAATTGGCTCTATAGCCTACGCTGGGAAATAATTACGAATTATCATCTAATTAAGAACCAAGTGATCAACGGAGTCAAAGAAAACGTTGCCTTCACGGCAGACATGGCTGAAGTGATCCTTGCGGCATGCAGAGGCTTCGATGCTTATGGAAACGATGTGACTACCGATCCCGACGGAATAGTTGTCAGAGACTGGGTCGCGAAGGTTGTGGCAGGAATCGACTCATACATGTGGGAGCCAGCCAACTATTACTACCGAACCGAATACCCTGACGGAGCTCAAAGCGAGTGTAAGAAAGACCCTGATGGAAATCCCATCTACATCACCTTTAAGCAGTGTGTTACCTTCGTTCAGGCCTTAATAGCGTGGGCCTACAAAAACTGGGACACAAACTACGGCTCTGACCACTCCACCGAAATCAAGAAGGCTCTCGACCAAATCATTGCCTTGAATCAGGGTCGATGGGGCGGGTTCATTGAACACATGGAATGCACAGCTTACGACTACCCCGCTGAATATACGCATTACGTGGCTCTGATGAGAATAGCCATGAATCAAGTGGACTTAAATCGATACGCTCGCTGGATCAGTAAAACCCAGTCGTTTCTGCGTCAATGCGCCTTAGCCGACGGACAAGTGATGGATCAAGTCTTTCCAGACGGACGAGCGATTCCAAGTCCCTGGGCCCGCGGGCCACTGATGGTCACAGCCGCGACCGCGATACTCGCAGGAGCATAACAAAATGGTGGAGCTCATCAACGTGATCGCTGCAGCGGTTTGCAACTGCTTCCTATACTGCCCGGGCTGCAAGTATTACGGCGCCCAAAAACCGGTGGAGGTCCGCCTTACATGAGCAGGCGTGAGGAGCAGGACCACCTCGCGAGGATCATTCTTTCTTGCTTAGAGAAGCGGGGGAGGATCTGCAGAACCGACCTGCTCAAGCTCACCCTGCGGCAGTGCGGCACACCAGCAAAGTTTGAAAGCTTGTTCGAATACCTACGCAGAAAAGGCTTTATCGAAAAGCTGGGAGAACCGAGAACAAGAGCGCCATACCGAATCACGGAAAAGGGAAAGAAGTTTCTGGAGGTAATGAAGTAAAGGGCGCCCCTTAGGATTGAGACGCACAAGGTAGATCTCTGGCAGACCATACCTTTTGCTGTCTCCATCCCCGTCCAGCTTAAGATCTCTCATTCCTATCTGCCGGGGCTGTACGCCGCGAGATCCTCAATAGAACGCTGGCCTGCCGTGGAAAGAGAGGGT